AAGCGAATGATGTATGGTTTAACTATCAGAAGCTTGGTCTTGGTGGTGCGGTAATGGCAGCCCAGGCAGTAGGCTTGAAGTCCACAATGCGTGATGCGCAGATGGAGTCTAGAGTACTTAACCGCTCGGACAACTTCATGGATTACCTTGCAGATTTAACGGGTGTTGTTCCTGGGGTGTTAGGTTCTATGATGAACCAGTCTTTCCTTACTGGTATTGACGGTATCATTAAGCTTCTTGCTGACCCAAGCGAGCGCCAGCTCACTAAGTACCTTGAGAACATTTCGCGTTCTGGTTTCTCTGTGATTCTCCCGAACTCACTCAGCGCATTCTACCGCTCTGGTCGTGAGTATCTTCCGGACTACAGACATCCTAACGCAGACTTCTTCAACGTGCTTGACAACATCTTGCGTGATAAGACATTCAACTACCTGGGTACTGGCGAGCAGGTCATACCTCGTGTGAATATTTGGGGTGAGTCAATCACGCAAACTCCAGAGGGTGGTGGCTCATTGATGATCGGTGATGGAGATGAGTACCCTTGGTTGTACAATACCTTCGGTGTATTCAAATCTAGAATCAGTTCTACTGACCCGGTAAAGGTTGAGATATACAACTTGTTCAAAGAGACCGGTGACACTGATGTGATCCCTGGATATCCTATGCCGGTGGGTAAGTTAAAGATTCAACTCACCAAGAGTGAATCAGCTTACTATGGATTGAATGTAAACGAACCGCACTACATTGACGTGATGCCTAAAGATGCGCATGCTATGATGAAGATGTTCGGTACATACAGATACAATGAGATTAAGAAGTTTGTTTCAAGCGACTCTTACGAGCGAATGACAAACGCACAAAAGATTAGTGCTTTGAAATCTATTTACAATAGAAATTCTAGAGGCACATACGATGGCGGTATCTATCCATGGAAAGCATACCGTGATGGAATGGTTAGAAATTATTTTTTAGATTTAGGAGATGAGTAATATTATTAAAAAGATTCTAGGGGGTGGTGCAAAAGAAACTGTAGATGCGGTAGGTAATATCGTGGATAAGTTTGTTGCTACTCCAGAAGAAAAGGCCGCAGCGAAAGCTCAGATTGAACAAGAGATTAGTAAGCGTTGGCAGTCAGACATGGCATCTACATCTTGGCTGTCTAAGAATGTACGCCCACTTACACTCATGGTGGTTGTGGTTTTCCTAGTATTGATGACGTTCTTTGATGGCTTCGGATTGGTAGATGTTAACGGGGCGTGGATCAATCTATGGAACATGCTTAGCGTTACCGTTGTTGGCGGTTACTTTGCAGTAAGAACAATTGATAAAAGAGGAAACACAAAATGAAACTACAAGTATTAAGATTCTCTTCGCAAGAAGACAGTACACTAGGGTTGTTGTTCGATGTAACAGACGGCAACAGAGAGTTCTTAGCATTCACATTAGAAGATGAGCACAGAGAAGAAAAAGTATATGGAGAAACACGAGTCCCTGCAGGAGAGTATAAAGTCACGCTTAGAACCACCGGTGGATTTCACTCCCGCTATACTAGAAAGTATGGTGGGTTTCATCGTGGCATGCTTTGGGTACGCGACGTCCCAAACTTTGAGTACATACTTATTCATACTGGGAATACTGATGACCATACTGCTGGTTGCCTATTAGTAGGCGATCACTCGCAGCAGAATATAACTAAGGAGGGATTCATTGGTTCATCGGTTGACGCTTACCGGAGAATATATCCGGACCTAGCCGATGCTGCAGAGGATGGTGACTTGACTATCGAGTACGTAGACTTCGATATCCCTAATATCTAAACCCATTAAAGCCGACCATGTGAAGCAGTGTTTCTAGTAGATGCGCTAGCTTCATGTGTCTGGTTTTGACTACAATAAAAGCCCACTCTACATTCTTTCCGTTTTCTTTGTGGCGCTTTATCCTTCTAGAAAAGTTCTTCGTCATACCTATGTACCGCTCCTTTGGTAGGTAGTAGATTATAAACTTTCCGTCGAGCTTTTTCTTTCCGTGTACATCAGCTCGCTTCTTGCAAGGTATGCAATACCTTTGCACACCAGTGCGTCTGCTTCTGTCCTTATGAAAGTGTTCTCTGGTCTTGTGCTTTTTGCACTTCGCGCATCTAAACTTCTCTGCCATCTGTTTCGTGATGTTCAATGACGGCAGTCTTAATTAAGTCAAGCTCTATCCTTACCCTTTGATTCACTCGTTGCAGGATGTAGATGATTTTCTCAGTGTCACACACCGGGTCACCATTGGATTCATGGCACGATTCATAGAGCTCAACGATCTCCTTGTGAGCATTCTCACAAGCGTCGTGATAGAGTCTAGATAATTCGTGTTTAGTCATGGCCGTTTGTTTGTATATAATTTACAGCAAACTACAGACCATTAGCAACTAATGTATCACACGTTATTAACAATATGTTCTACCACCTGGTCAACCTCCTTCTGGTTTCTGGGTATGTAAACATCATAGTCCCCCATGTCGTTGTTCTTTAGCCACATGAGAAACATTTTGAAACGCAATGGGAAGCTGTGCTGTGATGGCACAAATCCTTTTGTCTCGATCACGAACTTATGTTTGTGACTCACAAAGTCTGGGGTGTAAGTGACAGCCCGTATCAACTTGTTTTGTTTCAAGCTGAATCCACGAGCTGCCTTCTTACCATAGAACCCTTCGTGTCTAAAGGATTCTAGTACCTCGAACCTATGACCTTCATAGTCAAAAGATAAATCACTAGACTTTAGTTTTTTGTAGCAGTACAACTCAAGGCTTGACTGGAACTCTATACCATCATGCTTTGATTTCTTATGTCTTACCGCTCCGGTCTTCTTCTTTCTTCTCATATTACATTAGTCATATCAAACGCGTCCTCAGCTGAGCTCGGTGGAATGTAGCTTTCAAACTGCTCACTGATAGGAGTGAAGAACCTCTTGCCTCTATCGTTTGCGCAGTAGAACCCAGTGTTAGTGATGTTCATTTGGAACTCTATTGGATCATACAATGGCGTCGGCGTACCACCAGTTTCAACCACACGCACCTTACGAACATGGAACTCAGTGGTCTTTCTTACCATAGGGTCGTGGTGCTGGACCTTCCTATGTATTGTGAGGAAGCAGGAGCAGCGGTTGACCCACTTGCCACCGTGCTCACTGTCCTCAGCGTAAGGCGCAACTGGATATCCTTCACCATCCTTGCGTCGCTGCGCCTCAGTTACAGCATGAGTGTTTAACCAAATTGCGAGTTCATTGTTGACGCTGTAATTTAAAAGTTCCGATGCAGCTTCGTAGTGATACTCATGTATCCCAATCTTAGAGTGCTGCCCCATGTCAATCTTAAGTGAGTTATACGGGTCTATGAATAGTGCATCTATCTTTTGACTCTCTCTAACTTTATCGGTGAAAGCCAGGATATCGTGGAAAGAATACATGTCTTTGTTACTAAAGAACACGAAGTGTTTGTTTACCCAGTTGTACGCACTAGCCAACTCACTGCGAGACATGCGGTCTACCTTTCGGTCGGTAGCAAATTCCATCAGCCTCATCTTCGTGCTGGCAGTAGCATTCTCGGATGAATACACACACCACTTCCACCCGTGCTTGATGCTTGAGTTCACCATGAGGTACAACACAAAGGTAGTCTTACCCACATTGCTATGCCCGTTGAGTATAGTAAACTCTCTTTTGTATCTAAAGTGTTTATCTAGGGTATCGCTTCCGGTGGTCAACCCCATCTCAATCTTACCTTGAGCAAAGTCTTCAATCCATTTAAAGTCATCGTCAGTGGGCGCAATGAAACTCATGTCGCCACTCTTCACGCGCTGCTTACGTTGCTCAGTTTTTTCAAAGGTTAATACCTCGTGGATAGGCATTCCCTTTCCTTCGTTCAGCGCGTCTCTAATGGTCCTCTTAGCATGATCGAAATCCTTGATGTCTCTCAATGATATCTCATACTCTAACACCCGGATAGCTTCTTCCTCAATCATCTTACCTCCGGCAATGTATCCGCCACACAATCGAGCTGCGTTATACAAGGCGTGATGCTTCTCTCCGTCCACCGCATTCCGTATCATAGACGCTGCTATGTTCAGCTTGTTGTAGTCGGTGTACTCTTGAGGTTTAATAAGCTCCTGCTTAGGCTTAGATTCTTTCTTCTCTTCACTCACATAAGCGGTAAAGGTTTCACTGTCTTCATTTAGATACAGCTCACTATCGTAACTTTCGTAGCAGGCTCTCGATACATTCTTGCCGGTAGGGTCAACTACAATATTATAATGATTGTCGAAATAGTTTTCGATAGCGAAGAAATGTTCTCGGTGTCTGGTGCTGTCATTGATCTTGACCAAGGCCTTCACACCCTTACCGCTAGGCGATAGCCAACACGAGTAAACATAAGAGTCCAGGGATAGAGTTTGCTTTACTTCGTTAGGATTGCTGAGGTCATCAATATCAAGTACAATAAATCCGCTATGCTGCTTTAACCCAGCGTCCTTACGCTCCTCAAAAACCCCGCTAAACAATACAGCAGGTAATGATATCTTAAGGTCTTTCTCTCCAGTGTCTCGTATCTTCTCGACTATGTCCTTACTCTTTCCGGACTTGATTCGTTGTAGTGCTGTACCAAGTGGAATGTGAAAGGGATTCTTGGTATCCGTTATTGATTGGTAGATGGTTACTTTCATAGTCGATAAGGTCGAGTTCTCTTTTAAGGTGTACTATTGCTTTAATGATGTCTTGTTTCATTGGATTGCCTGGTTTCTTCCCGGCCCTCATAAGATAGGTAAGCGCTGTGCCTACATTGTAATTACTCCTCTGAAAATCCAACACAACATCCATAGCTTCAATAGCCTTATGCTCTCCTATGTAGTAGTGGGGTACGTCTTCTAAATTATATTCCATTTTTGTATTCGATTCGCTCTTTATACTTAATCAGTTTCGCTATCTCCTCAAAGGTCATGGTCTCCCGACCCCAAACATCTTTACCTTCTAGTAAGATTAGGTTGTCTCCAACTTTGTTTGGTATGATAACTATCTTGTAGTCACTCTCTCCTTTGTTAGGCAAGCACAGTGTTTTGTCTTTGTGTTTAACCACATCTATCGTAAACGATATTTCTTTGCCACCTCTCTTGGCTCGGTATGTTGGGGGAACAGAACCAACACGCTCCATTCCCCACGCAAAACATACCATTAGATATAAGGTGTCCTCGATCTTAGAACGGCAGACCATCGCTATCCTCTTGGGTCGCTGGCTGCTTATCTTCTTTCTTTCCCCAGGTACTAGGGTCTTTTACGATTGCGTAAGGACGCCCAGTCTTGCGAGACATCTTGAGTTCAAAGTAAACTCGCGGTGTCTTTGCATTATGGGTTGCAAACTTCTTCACATCCTCGAGTTCATCGAGGGTGAAACTAAACTCTCCGCTTACACCAGTTGTAAACGGCACGAACTTGCTGTCCGTGTCACTCCAGACCTTCATCTCATTGAAGTATCCGGCTAAAACATTCTCGTTTTGGCTCATGATATAGATATTAAATTAAACATAGAATTCTTTGTAAAAAGTAGTGGCAGGTCGGTCGAGTTGGAAGTGCTCTTTGATAGCATCAACAGCTTTCCAAAACTTAAACTCTCCACTACGAAGTGTTTCATCACTTGCGTGTATCAACGCAGGTAAGTAGGGGTACGCTTTCTCCTGCGCTACCCAAGCAAACTCATTGCCGGGATAAACTGATGTGTAGATGTAGGCTTGAATGTCATAGCCAAAAGAAAACACATCCCGTTTAAAACCTCCGATACTACGGGTGCTCTTGCTGTCTATGATAATACCAGGCACTTTGCAATCCAAGAACCCTCGAACCGGAATGTCTTCAATCCAAGTATTAAATTCCACCTGGACTTCACCAGTGAGATGGCTGTCGAGCAGTCCACAATCATCTAATCTTGAGATCATGTCTATAGCCATGATGTAGTCCTCTTCCGACACCACATCCTTGCCCAATGCTTTAGCATCGACATACAATTCTTCTTTCCATTCCTTGTACCTTTTCGTAGCACGAGGATTCTTGCCGCCAATCTCAGCGCAAATCTCTTTGTCATCAAAAGTGTGAAAGCGGTTTTGGTATTCGTTAGGTTCAAACAAGAGCGTATCGTACACGCTCCCAAAGCTCAGCGCTTGAGATTCTTTTCTCAGCTGACCAGCCATGTACATTTCCCATAGCCTTATGTCATTGAGAGCATGTTTGATACTGCTATAGGAAAGATATCCCTTCCCGGTAGCATCTTGTAGTTGCTTGGCAAATTCCATTATCGCACAAACTTTTGCAGTGCTTCTACTTGCTTGGTACTCGCAGAGTCTTTGTACTTGCTGAGCACCATGTCGAATGCTTGCTTCTTGTCCTTGCTATTCTTGATATAGTCTATCGCTTTAGTAAACCACTCTCCGTCTTTCACTGGTGCGGAAGCTGTCTTCTTGCCGTGGGTATTGGTAGCGTCAGCGTCTTTAGTATCATCAATCAAGAACATACCATTGAGTGCGTACTTCCGTGCGTATGAGCTCGAAGCCCCGAAGCACTGAGCGATGTCCATACCCTTGCGGTTAGGGTCTATCCCTGCCTGGGCTCTCACCTCTGCTGCGGACTCGCCATCAGTAACCTGGACTGTAGATTCAATGAATAAAATTCCGGCCATCTCTTTGACCTCGTCGGAAATGGTCATAGATAAACCATTAGTACTAAGCAGCGGCTTCACTGCTTCTAAGATGTCTTCGGCGCTACGATAGTTGTAATTACCGAACTTGTTGAACTGACCTTTGGGCGCTTTCAAATCGCCCTGCACTTTTACAAGTGCTGCATTTAATTTGCTCATAATGAATTGAATTTAGTGTTGCTAATTTAATTATTTTCTACTGGTATTCCAAGTGCGATTTTAATCTGAGCCTGGATGTGCAAGGTGCGGCGTAAATCATATTCAGTTAGATCATATTCCCCCTCATATCTTTGGTGTATAACTTTAAGCACATCATCCATGCGGTCGCATAGGTAGTAAACCCTCTCCATGTCGGGTTTGTATGTCTTGTTTACCAGTTGCTCTAGACGAGCTTCACACTGGCCTCTTGAACTCGATGAGAAAATTGTTTTGCACAGCTCCTTATCTCGCAGGTCGAACCTCTCGCTGTCCGGGTTGTATGTTATATAATATTTCATGACTAAACTTTTATGGTGATTACATCTCCTTCTTCGTACTCTCCATCAATGAGCTGTTGCTTGATTTGCTCTAGCAATTCTATCGCATCTTTGATTTTGATTTTGTGGTGCTCCTGGATTATAATCCTATTGGCAGCCATTCGGTCTTCGATATATAAATCCCCGAGTTCAGTCACTATGTATT